ATCGAAAGCAGGGCGAGAGCCGGTTCCCCTCTTGTCCCGACAGCGCAGGAAGCTATAAGGAGTGCGGCAAGCGGAGAGTTACTGGAGCAGAACCCGTTTTTAAGCCAGACCAACCCCTATCTTCAGGATGCTATCGACGCGGCGACCCAGGGGATTACGAGAAATTACCAAGGCACAGTAATCCCTGCAATTGATGCGGCATTCTCAAGCCGTGGAAGATATGGCAGCGGACTGCAGGCTGAGGCTATAGATAGGGCGCAGGAGAACCTTGCCGACCAGTTGAGTGATGTTGGAACTCAGATGGCCTTTGGTGATTATGGTCTCCAGAGACAGGCGTATGATACCGAAAGAGCCAGACAGATGGCGGCGGCTTCAGCGGCTCCAGGCCTGGCGGCACAGGATTACGTTGATCCCGGACAGCTTCTCTCCGTAGGCGCGGCAAGGGAAGGCCAGGCGGCGTCCCAGTTACAGGAGGATATTAACAGGTTTAACCTGGAACAGAACGCTGAGAAGAAAGCCCTTGCTGATTATATGGCGCTCGTCGCCGGGGGGCAGTACGGCGGAACGTCTTCAACCTCGACCCCGATATATCAGGATACTTCAAGCAATGTCCTGGGGAATATCGCGCAGCTTGCGGGGGTAGGCGGGTCACTGTTCGGCGGCATGGGGCCGTTCGGTGCGTTTGGCGCATTCGGATAGGGGATAGATCATGGCTAAAGTAGTTCCACAGAACCCCATGAACGCCTATTTTACGCAAATTACAGATCCGCGCTATAGACAGGCAATGCAGCAACAGAACCTGTTTTCCAATCTGCTTAATTTCGGGGCGCAAATGAGCGCGGCTGGAGCGCCGTCTTTTGATCCAGGTTATGCCGCAAGAACCCGTGCCGGTGCTTTGGCTGGTTTAGGACAAGGCTTAATGTCGGGCAATCAGGCTCACCAGAACCAGCTTATACAGGCCATCAAGTTAAAGCAGTTAATGAGAAAGAACGAAATAGCGCAGAAGAAAGCGCAGCGGGAAGAAGACAGGCCATTTGGTAAGGGGAATTTAGGTTCAGCAATGGCGATAGTGGCGAAAGGTAATGAGAAAAACTCTGATGGCACTTGGAAGAATCCTGACCTTCGTAGTAGTTCATTATTTGAAATGGCTGTAAGTCAAACAAGTCAGCCTCGCACTATCAGAACTGAACAAGGATTAGTTACTTACCCAGCAATTACGACTCCAGCGGGGCAACCATATATACAGCGACAAGGCCAAGTTAGGCCAGATGTTACACGCCCAGAACCAACAATTACAGCGCAAACAGCAGAGCAAAAACTTGATCTGACTCCAGCGCAAAAAGCGATAGATTCAGCTTTCGGCGAACAATACAGCGAGCAAATAGTCGGCGGGGGACAGGCTGATTTTGACGCGAATGTGGATAAGCTGGAATCGGTATTAGGCAAACTTAAAACAAGTGATTCCTTTACTGGCCCATTTATCGGTTCACTTCCTCAAGGCATTAAAGAAGTCACCCATCCAGAAGCGGCAGGGGCGCAGGAACTTGTCGAGGAAGTAGTACAAAGAAACCTAAGAATAATTTTGGGCGCACAATTTACGGAGAAAGAAGGCGAAAGATTAATTAAACGTGCATACAACCCAAGGCTTGAAGAGCCTCAAAATATAGAGCGTTTGAAACGGTTAATTACCTCAATGAAAAAAGCCCGTGAAGCTCAAATGACTGCAAACGAGTATTTCCAGAAAAACGGAACTTTAAAAGGATACGAGGGGACTAAAGTATTTAGTCTTGAATCCATCGAGCGTGACGCTGGGTTAAGCCCTGGTGAATCTGATGAGGAAATAGGCCCGCCGCCAAAAGGCGTGACGTTAGAGGAATGGCGAGCAATGACCCCAGAAAAAAGAAAGTTATTTTAATGACCCCAGCGCAAGAACAAGCCATAGCAGAGGCCAGAGAAAAAATAGCAAAAGAAGCGGCACCTGAAGAAACCGACACGCAAGCGAAAAAGAACGTGGCGGGGGAAATAGACCGCACATTATGGGATGATATTGTAGGGGCGGCTGGGAAAGTGGCCTCTGGTGCGACGTTCGGCTACGCAGAAGAGTTAAGGGCATTAGTAAGGTCACGTTTGCCAGAGATCTACGGCGACAAGACTTACGAGGAGCATCTGGCCGAAGCTCGCGGAGCCCTGGAAGAGTTCGGGGAAGCTCATCCCAAGACAGCGTTTGGACTCGAGCTTGCCGGTGGTGCTGGTACTGGCGGTCTGGGTGCCGCTAAAGTTTTAGGAATGAAAGCAATACAGGCCGCTCCCAAGCTAACTCAATATGCAACTATGGGCGGTCTGGGCGCTGGTCAGGGTGCCGTGGCCGGGAGCGGATACGCAACGGAAGGTGAAAGATTAAAGGGTGCCGGGATAGGTGCGGCTATTGGCGGTCCTCTGGGTATGGCAATCCCTGCGGCTATCGGAGGTGTGTCAAGACTAGCCATGCCCAAGTCGAGTGCGGGGGGTTCAGCACAAAAATTAATACAGGAAGGAATCAGTCTAACGCCTGGACAGAGAATGGGTGGTGTAACTCAAAGCCTGGAGGATTTTGCGACAAGTCTCCCGGTAGTCGGGACTGCGGTCAAGGGCGCTCAGAGAAGAGGTATTGATGATTTTAACCGTGCAGCTATCAACAGGGTATTAAGTCCGATAGGGCAAAAACTCGACGATAATACTCCCGTAGGCAGAACGGGCATAGATGAAATGCTGACAAAATTATCAGGTGCCTATGATGAACTTCTGCCAAACGTAAGATTTCAGGCAGACCTTAGATTCAGAAGTGAAATATCTGAATTGGCAGATATGGCAAAATCAATGGAAAAAGGAAAGTTTTTCAAGAAATATCTTGATGATAAAGTAATAAAGAAACTGGGTGCCAACGGTGAAATGAGGGGAGAATCATTCAAAAAAGTAGAGTCCGAGCTTACCAAAAAGATCAGAAGTTATAATAAGCCACAGGCAAGCGGGGCCGATACCGAACTTAGAGATGCCTTAATTCAGACAAGGCGTTTATTAAGAGAGGGGCTGGAAAGATCCCCTCATAACACTCCTGAACAGGGGCAGTTTTTACAGAAGATAAACAAGGCATGGGCAAGAAGCCAGATAGTGGAGGACGCTGCTGGAAGCCCTTCTGCGACTGTGAAAACAAGCCCGAGAATGTTTGGAACGGAGGAGGATATTTCAGGCGTCTTTACGGCAAGCGATTTAAACAGGGCTGTCAGACGGGCAGCGGGGAGAAGAAAATTTGCGAGAGGTAAGGGAGAAATGCAGGACCTGTCCGACCCCGCTACGCAAAGGCTGTCACAAACCATAGGCGAGTCTGGAACAACGCCGAGAGCTTTGGCGGCTCTGGGATTATTAGGTGGGGGCGCTCAAATGATTGATCCCGTTGCTGCTGGATTAACAGGCCTGGCAGGGTTGGGTTATACAAGACCAGGGCAAGCGGCTTTAAACTGGGCATTAAGTCGAGGTGCAAACCCGCAATTTGCTCCCAGGGTTGCAAGGGGTATTCGAGGATTACAGGCTCCAGGTATCGGCGCTGGGGCTACATACGGAGGTACAAGATAATGGCCGAAATTAATGATCTCAATGTAACAGACGCCTCTAACACGGCTCGATTTCCTGAGAATCAGGCCCCAAGCACGGTCAATAATGGGGCCAGGGCATTAGAAGGAATGCTTGCAAGGTTCTACGCGGATAATAATGGATCAATATCCACCTCAGGTTCCTCCAATACTTATGTTCTGGCCGCAAGTAGAGTGGTCGCTGCCTATGCCGCCGGGGATACATATCTGGTCAAGTTTAACCATGCGAACACGGGCGCTGCGACGATCAATGTGGATGGCCTTGGAGCCAAGGCAATAAAGAAAAATCAGGGAACGGCTCTGGCGTCGGGGGATATTCCAGCCAATGCCATTGGCCTGATTTCCTATGATGGGACAAACTTTCAGTTGCTTACACCAATTCAGGGTTCCGGGATTTCAAACGTCGTCGAGGATACCACTCCCCAGCTTGGCGGCCAGCTGGACGTCAACGGACAGGCTTTAGGCGACGGCACTCTGGAATTACTGAAATTCTCTGAAACGGGTTCGGCGGTGAACGAGTTCACCATAGCGAATGCCGCGTCAGGAGCGGGTCCGACCCTTTCGGCCACAGGCACCGACAGCAACGTGGACATTAACATTTCAGCCAAAGGCACTGGCGTGGTCGCTGTCTCTAGCTCGATGAACCCATCCCTTACCACCACAGGTAAGGCTTTGGTACTTGGTTTTTAACAGGAGTAAATTATGGCAAGTGAAATTTTAAGCGTATCCCACACGGCGGGGGTCACAAATTCAGAAAGTGTTTTGATCAACGGTGTCAATGGCCACACCTACGTTATAATCAGTATAATCATAACAGAGTGTGCTGGGGCCGCAGAAACTGTGGATCTCTATCTGGACGACGGGGGGACTGACTACGAAATTTTGAGCGACCAAGCCCTTGGTGCCAATGAGACCTTTATATTCAATGACCGCTTGGTTCTTGTAGACGAGGATCATTTATGCGCTGCAACTGCCTCTAGTGCCAATGTTGATGTGGTTGTTTCTTATCTGGATCAAACCCGATGAGCGGAATACTTTCAGATAATGTCGGGCGAGCGGGTGGGCTTATAAAAGCTGCAAGTGGAGGTGGTTCGCTAACGTTCATTAGCAACACTGACATCTCCGATGCTGCAACTTATGACTTCACAGCTTTTACGCCTGACAGCGCTGAACATTACGTTTTTTATCTTCAGAACTTAACCCCAGCCACAGATGCTGTGCATTTGTGGTGTCGCACGAGTGCCGATGGGGGGTCGAGTTTTGATTCTTCCAGCAGTGCCTACAACTGGGGTGGAATGATACCTACCGCCATTGACTCTTCCGATGGTTCGGACTCTGAAATTGCTTTAACTGGCGAGAGTTCTAGTGCTGGTCAAATAATTGGATCTGCGGCTGGAGAAGAAGGAATATGCGGTATGGTATATTTATTTGGGCCACACACAACAAGTCGAACATTTGTAATGTCGTTGTTTGCGGCAAACCCTTCAAACGACGTGATGGGACCATACCATATAGCAGGTCATCGTAATTCCGCCGCTGCGGTAGATGGTTTTCGCCTCTTGTTTTCCAGCGGAAATATTGAGAGCGGAACCGTTACGGTATATTCAATATCCAACAGCTAAAGGAGTACAATAGATGGCTAATTATATGAAGTGTATAGCTGGGATGGGTAACGTCGAGATGTCCGACGAAGACCACGCTGCTAGAGTAGCAGAAGAGAAAGTCTGGGAAGACGCAAAACCAGCTAGAGCCTTCTCTGGTCTGAGATTTGACCGTGATAGCAAGCTGGCAGAGACAGACTACTATGCCTTGTCTGACGTGACAATGTCGGACGAGATGGCCTTGTATCGTGACCAGCTTAGAAAGCTGCCTAACGGACTTAATGACGAGACTGTTCTGAATTTTACTTGGCCGACCAAACCCTAATGTTACATGGAGCTTATAACCTCGCATTGGCACCAGATCGTATTCATAATCGGCCTGATAGTTGTGGCCGTAAAACTCTCCGCCCAAGTTAAGGAAATCCAGAAAGACCTTGATAGCATCGAAAAGCGCGATACCTACGTGGAGACTGTGAAACTTCGCACTGAAGTTGACCAGCTACGAAGTCAGGTCGGCGCATTGTGGGACTACACCAACAAGCTGCGCGATAAATTCAACAACGGACATTGATATGAATAAAACCGCTATTGATCTCAGCGTAGGCGCTGGGGCTATCACCATGCCTTGGTGGGTTCAACTCACGTCAGGGCTGGAGCTTTTAATCGCCCTAGGTGGCTTGGCGTTAATTAGCTTTCGTTTGGCAATGGCTTTTAAGGAATGGAGGCAGAAATAGTGTGGTTTGCTGT